AATGGGAAACATAGGTACAAGTGCATATACAATTAACAGTCATTACAGCGGCAATAACCCTACTATTACAGTACTAACTGGTACTACTATTGCATTTGATCTAGATGATATTGGTGGACATCCTTTTGAACTACAAGACAATACGTTAACTGGATTAACTAGTAATTTAGCACACGTTGCTGCAGACGGAACTGTGTCACTTGATTCAAATGCACAGGGTAAATCAAGCGGAATGTTATACTGGCGTGTAGCTGATTCTATTACTAATAATACTACATACGTTTACCAATGTACATCACATGCGGCTATGTTTGGAACTATGAAGATCAAGAATATGGATAATATTTAATTAGTATCTTTAACTAACTTAGTCAACTTTATTCGTAAATCACCTAACTCTTTCACATGTTCTTGAATTGAACTAGGCTTAATTAGTCCAGGCATTTTTGAACTGTGTGTATCATTAATAATTTTTATTCTAGACAGATATTCATCTAATATATGTTGAAATATTTGTTTATTTTTTTCATCTACTATTTTATCAACAGCTTGTTTGTAAGCACGTATATCTTTTTGAACTTCGGGGCTTTCTAATAGATTCATTAGTAGTTCTCTTTTTTAATTACAACATGATGATCATCTGTAATGCCATTGTTTACTTCGGTTACACTACCAACAGTTTTACACTCAATTGCACAAGGCATTAGTGGTTTAGATATAAATGTTACACCTTCGCCAGCTTGTTTTTCAAACAACTGGCCTGTACTAGTATCTACCCATTTAAATAAAAACTCACCACTATTTACAAACCAACATTTTTCGGTTTTACTATTAAACCAAAAATCTGTTTTTGTTATTTTGTCAAATACTAATATCTTTCCGCCGTATGTTTCTTCAGAAACCCAAGTTATTTCGTATCCATAAGTAGTTTGTTTTACGTTATCTTTTTTATCCATTATCCTGCATCCAATATTATATTACCACTGATAGATATTCTTGTTTCGCTACTATTTAAAAAAGGATATACATTATGTGGTAACTTTGAAGGGAAAAATATTATTTCTCCTTCGTTTTCTTTTGTTAATCTAAATCGTTGGCGAATAATGTTTCCTATTATATTATTATATGTAAATTCAAAATTACCTTGATAATTGTTGTCATCTATTTGAGGAATCTTAATCCATATACTATAACTGTATATTCCTTGATGCACATGGTTAGGAATAAACTCACCTGCCTTTTGATGATTAATCCATTGCTCTTCAATTCTATACGGTAAAGATTTCGTTAGTATACCTATTTGGCCTAAACCAGGAAAGTCAACTTCGTAATTTTTAATAAGAGGTATTATATATTGATTAAGTTGTTGAGCAGTATCCTTCAGTCTAAAATGTTTTGCAACCCCTTTTTCAGTTATTCCTGAATTTACTATATCAGTACAATTTAATGATTCTTTTAATAAATTACTATACAGATCTTGTGGTATTTTTTCTTTATAGAATCCAAAGTTTTCTAAAAACATTGCTTGGGTCATATTAATTCAATCAATTTAAAAACTGTTTCAAGTTTAAGTTGGTTAGTTTTATTTTGTAAAGTATTACGCAGTCCGTGATGTAACGGTTTTGGCCATTTTGTAAAAGATACCCAAGCATATCCGTCATGCTCATCATTTAGTATAGGAATAAATTCGCTATCTACTAAACACAAATATGTATGAAATTGGAATTTATCGTCATTGCTTATAAAAGTTTCTAAAGGTATAGTTTTTTTAATTTTTACACTACCAATTTCTTCAGATATTTCTCGTTTTAAACTTTCCCAAGGTGTTTCAGCACCTTCGTTTGTTCCGCCAACTAATCCCCAAAGGTTATTTTGTTTACCTTTAGTTCTATGTAAAAACAAAAATCTATGAGTATCTAAGGTGTAGAATAAGGCTCCACTGCAAATAATCTTTTCCATACAAATAATTATGCTAGAATTTTAAACGCCAGGTGCCATTTGGATATTCGCCTTCAAATGATAGTATCCATTCACCCGAATCCCATTTGTATTGTACACCTGTGTTAAGGTTTGTAGTATATGCAGTACCAGTATATGTACTTGCATCAAACACTACTTGCCAAGAAGTTCCGCTCCATTCAACAATGTCGTTAGCACTGGCTATAAAGTCTGTGCCGTCGTTGTTTTTCCAGTCATCTGCACCGTCAGTATTAGTTGCATCTCCGATACTATTATCTAGTAATAAGAATCTGTCACCTGATGTTTTTAGTGTGGCAGGACTTGTTTTTTGAGGATCAATAATATAATGTATCTTATTATTATCTCCACTTGGTCCAGTAAATACAGTATCACTAGGTAACGTATCTGCATCCCAGTTAACTATTAATTCGTTTGGGTTAGCAGTGTTTATAGCAACCGAGCCAACTATTTCTGTAGTTAAGTCTTTACGTTTTAAGCGTAGTTCTGTTATGCCAGCTTCGAATATTTCTGGAAAAGACTTAATATATGCGTCCCATAGTACTCCGCCTACAACTCCACGTTTTATAAGTTTTGCAGAATTTCCTAATACTAATAATCCGTAATCCTTAAATGTGTTGAGGATAACATTTGTAGTATTGTCTTTTATTGCACCGGCATTTCTATTTGTTCTATTTATTTCACCGGTAGGAGTGATACCAACAGTGGTGCGTATATCAGCACTTGGTACAGCAGTATCGCCGTATGCAGTCAATTCAGGTCTACTTTGTTCTAATTTAATAGTACCTCGAGATTCATCATAGATGCTCTGTACAATACTTGTAACTACACCTAGTCTTTTTACTTTTGTAGGTGGTGAAATATATATTGGTGTTTTAAATCCTAGTGTAGCAACGTCTATTTCAGTTTCTGTGCCTACTGGAATACTTCTTGAACTAAATCCTATATTATCTAAATTTACTACACTTAAACTAGTCCAGTCAACGTAATTATCTGTGGTTTGTATTTCTAAACTTGGATTGAACAACATTAGAATTTGCTCCATTAATTGCAATTTCTGATCTGTATTTGTAGTCCACAAGTCCACATTTACACTGAGTGTATAAGGAGTTGGCATTAATCTTTCAACTGTATAATTTTTACCTTCAGTGTTTAAATATTCCTTACCATTACTATCGTATGCACGTTCTCTAATGTTTAATTTATTAACATAACTTGCATCGCTCAATCTAGCCATATCCATTTCAAGTCCGGTTATATACACAGCCATACGAGGTGCGCTAGGAATTTTATTTTCACTATTGTCTCTTAGTATGTGCCCTACTTGACGAGTAATATCACCGTACATTACTGGCACTTCAGTAGTTTTTCCGTTGCCGTCTTTATATGAAAAATTACTCATAAGTCTTACAATTTGAGTAATATATCTACGTATTTGTCCGTCATAAAAATGTTGCATTAATTATCCGCCTTAGGTCTAAGTGCTTTAGATAAACTTTGTCTTTGAGTTACAGATTCACCGCCTATTGTATCAGTACTTGTGTTATTAACAAATGTACCTTTTTGTGTAGATTTTGTATCTGTGTTAGTAAGTGTCATACGTACCGAATCTTCTTGTTTAACCCAACGAGATCCGTCATTTCTAAATAATCTATTTGGCATAAAATCTGTCCTTAGGAAAAAGTCTCCTTCTACACTACTACCCGGGAATGTAATACCGTGTCCAAATGCTTCACCATTGCCCGGAATACCGTCACCTAATAAGTAACCTTGGTAACCTTCTCTTTTTGGAGTTTGCATCACTCTATCAGCAAGTTCGTTTGCAGTACTTGCATCTAAATTACTTGTATCTGTTGTTACTACTTCAACTTCTCCGTTTTCGTTAGTAGCAAGACTAAAGAAATGATTAGTATCGTAACCTGATTTTGCAGCATCTGCTTCTGCTTGTGCAACTACTGCATTATTAATTTGCATTTCTTGCTCGTATGTAGATAATAAATCTCGTAATGTGTTACCGCCTGGATTACCTTCTTCTGCAGGTAAATCAAGTATCTCTTTGTATTCTTGACTATCCATTATCTGTTTAAGTTTAACTCTATACAGATGAGGATACCAAGTAGGTGAAAATCCTTCAGCCGCTCTGTTTACATCTTCAACAACAAAGAAACGTTTTAATGCTACACTATAATCGTTAAGAGCATACTCATCTTTTAGATGTGGTAATTCTATAACATCACCTGGCATTATCTTTCTACCTAGTGTTTTCACGCTTGAAGATATGTGTATAGTCATAAACAATGTATCGTTTGTTAAGAATAATCCAAATTGACTCATGTTAAAGTCAATGTCTTGGACATTGTATATACCTCTCAAACTATAAATGTCAGGATCGTATTTACGATCCCTGTTTTCCATAAACAACATATCTTGTATGTTAGTTTCAGCAACAGCATTATATTTTGGTTGATCAGCAGTCGCATCTGCTTCGTCAGGGTTTTTAGGCCCTAAATATTTGTGAATAAAAACGTCTGTACCACCTACAGTGAACATTTCAAAGATGCGATTATCGATGAATTCGTAGTCTTTACCCTTTTCTGGTTTATATAAACTAAGTCTCGGCATACACATATTTATCGATACGATAAATACTATTGGAGAAACTAATCTTATGGCAACACTAAAAACAAAAAAACAAGAAGTATTTGACTATGTATACGCTATGTTAGGCGGAGGGATGGTCGATGTTGAATTAGATCCTGTGCATTATGAAACAGCTCTTACAAAAGCACTAACAAGATTTAGACAAAGATCGGATAATTCGGTAGAAGAAAGCTATTTCTTTATGCCTACAGTTACTGACCAGAATACGTATACTTTACCAAGTGAAGTTGTAGAAGTTCGTACAATATTCCGTAGATCAATTGGCTCTAGATCAGGTGGTGGCGACGGCGGAACTTTGTTTGAACCATTTAATATGGCATACACAAATACGTATTTGTTAGCAAGTTCAAACATGGGTGGATTAGCAACTTATGATTTCTTTAGTCAGTACCAAGAACTAGTAGGTAGAATGTTTGGCAGCTTTATTGAATTTAAATGGAATACTTCTACAAAGCAATTAACTATATTACAACGCTCTCGTACTGAAGAAACATTAATGTTATACTGTTATAACTATCGTCCAGATGAACAATTATTAGATGATTATCTTGCAAAACAATGGCTAAAAGATTATACTGTTGCTACTTGTAAATACATGCTTGGTGAAGCACGTTCAAAATTTGCTACTATTGCTGGACCACAAGGTGGTGGACAATTGAATGGAGATGCGTTGAAATCAGAAGCACAGCAAGAAATGGAAAAACTTGAAGGCGAAGTTTCAACAGCAATGGCAGGCGGAACCGGCTACACTTTCACAATCGGCTAAAAAAATACTTGACTTTTATAAATTCTTACTGTATAATAATACTATTACAGTTAAGGAATCATTATGATTATTGGTATTTGCGGGTTAATTGGCAGTGGTAAAGACACTATTGCAGATATACTTGTACAAGAAAAAAACTTTGAAAAATTATCTTTTGCAGATAAACTTAAAGACGGTGTTGCTAGTGTATTTGGATGGGATAGACAAATGCTAGAAGGCAAAACTGAAGCCAGCAGAAGTTGGCGAGAAAAAGAAGATACGTTTTGGACCAAAGAAACAGGACGTAGTATAAGTCCAAGACTAGTATTGCAAGAGTTTGGCACAGACTGTATGCGACAAGGTTTTTACGACGGTGTATGGGTAAGTCTAATTAAAAAACATATATTAGATCATCCACATAAGAACTTTGTTATTCCTGATGTACGGTTTGAAAATGAAGCAAATATGATACATAGCATCAAAGGACAAGTATGGCGTGTTAGAAGAGGACCCGATCCTGTTTGGTTTAGAATGTATACAGATCTTGGACAAGAACCAACTGACGTACATGAGTCAGAATGGAGATGGGCAAACATAAACTTCAACAATATTATTGATAATAGCAATACACTACTTGAACTTAGAAGTCAGGTAAAAGGTCACCTTGCTTCCATATAATCCCTTGTTTTTGTAACACACGTTGGCAATTAGCACATATTGTTTTTAAATTACTAGATCTACAATTTTGTAAATCTCCGTCAATATGGTATACATTAAACTGTTCAGCATACTTACTTTCAAATGCACACTTTTCGCAGTAGTCTTTTTTATCGTAACCTCTTTGTTTCCATAGAGGCACGCCGTAGTTGACTCCATTTCTTAAACATCTTTCACAAAGTGTTCTATAAAAAGTTTTGCCACCTTTTTTATAATTTACAGCACAAGGCCGTTGGTTACATTTACATAATGGTCTCATATTGTATTTACCTCACCTTTCAGGTCCCTTTTTAATGGCATATAACAGCAAGGTTTTAAAAATATATGATAAATAATAATAAGAAAGTAATGTCCACGATAGGAGAATAACATGGCACTAGTATCCCCAGGAGTACAGGTAAGCGTAATAGACGAAAGTTTTTATACCCCCGCTGAACCAGGTACAACACCAATGATCTTCGTTGCTACGGCACAAGACAAAACAAATGCAGCAGGAACTGGTACAGCTCCAGGAACAACCGTTGCAAACGCAGGAGTTCCGTATCTACTAACAAGTCAAAGAGACTTAGCAGATACATTTGGCGACCCAATATTTAAATCTGATACAAATAACAATATGATACACGGCGGTGAACTTAATGAATATGGTTTACAAGCTGCTTATTCATATCTAGGTGTAGCGAACAGAGCGTTTGTTGTAAGAGCAGATGTTGATCTAGGTGAATTAGAAGCAAGTGCAACAGCACCAGCTGCAAATCCAACAGATGGCACATACTGGTTAGATACTGCAAACACATTATGGGGAGTTCAAGAATGGAACGGCGCAAGTGTTTTAAACTCTGGACAAGTTTTCACAAACAAAGTGCCAGTAGTAATTACAGATAGCACAGACTTATCAAACACAGGATCACTAAGCACAAATGGATACTCTGGGGAAATTCCATCTGCTACTATAGGATCAGTTGGTTCATATGCTGTGGTTGCAACAACAACATTAATTAGAATATTTTATAGAAACTCATCTGGTACTTGGGTACTCGTTGGAAGTGATCCGTGGACAAAAAGTCGCCCAACTATAGTTGGTACTGCGTCTAATCCATCGTTTGCTGGCACATCGGCTATAACAATAAACGGTACAAGTGTTACTGTAAATAGTTCAGATACAGTTACCGATGTAGCATCTACAATCAACGGTTTAAGTATTCCAGGAGTTACTGCTGCATCAGTAGATCTAAAATTAGAAATTTATAGTGACGGTACAAGTTCAGGTGCAGATGATAGTTCATTAGGCGGTCCAGTACTTATTGGCGGCGATGCAACTAGATTAGGCGAGCTAGGTATTGCGGTAGGAACGTATTATCCGCCAGCATTACAAATTGGTAAGCACACTAGCATACCAGAATGGAAATCTGGAGATACGTATACACGCCCAACTGGTTCAATTTGGTTAAAAACTACAACACCTAACTTAGGTGCAAGTTTAATATTGAAAAAATGGAATGACGCAACTAAACTTTGGGCAACTATTTCAACTCCGTTGTATAGCGATAACCAAACAGCATTGTACGAATTAGATCCTACAACAGGTGGATCAGCTTTACTTACAGGCGCAGTTTATGCAGAAACAAATGTAGCAGGAGATACACAACCACTAGCAACTATTAAACTACAAAAGCGTAGAGGAATAGCACCTACAACTATAACAGGTGGTAAAATTGTAGCTGGTTCAATACCTTCAGGTAGTCAAAGTTTTACAATTAGTGCAACAGACAATGGTAGTGCAGCATTTAGTAGTCCAAAAACAATTACAAAAAGCTACACTGGTGCTGTATCAGACGCAAGCGTAATAGCAGCTACAATTAATGGTAATAATATTGAAAATGTTACAGCAGCAGTTGATGCACAAAACAAAGTTACAATTAGTCATGCACTAGGCGGCGAAATTAGATTTGTTGATACCGACGGCGTACTATTAGCTGCAGGATTTACACCATATGTAAGTCCAACAGCAGGAACACCCAACTTAATTTATGTTCCAGGAACTTCTAGTTCAACTAGTCCAAAACAATTTCAAGCAACACTTTGGTCTCCAGTAAACGACTTAGGTACTGGATTCTTTACATCAAGTGCTACAGAAGTTAAAGGATCAACTGCTAACGGAAGACTTTGGTACAATAGCATTGTTGACGAAGTAGATATCTTAGTACACAACGGTAGTGAATGGTGTGGACTATTATACGACGGTACATCAGGACAAAGCTCAAATGCAAGTCCATTTTACAATGCAGATGCAACTAAAACTCCAGATGCAGACGGACCAATAGTAGGTGCAACAGCACCATTAACACAAGCGGATGGAACAGCACTAGTAAACGGAGATATTTGGATTAGCACAGCAGACTTAGAAAACTATCCAAAAATTTATAAGTTTAACGCAGATAGAACAGATTTGCCTATTGTTAACAGATGGTTCTTAGTTGATAAAGGTGATCAAACATCAGAAAATGGTATACTATTTTCAGATGCAAGATATTCTGATACAGGAGCAGGAAGCACTCCAGCATTAATATCAGAATTATTAGCAACAGATTATGTAGATCCAGATTGTCCAGATCCAGCATTATATCCAAAGGGTATGTTGTTATGGAACCTTAGACGTTCAGGATTTAATGTTAAGAAATATGTTAAAAATTATATTAGTACATCAGGAAACAATGTACGTTACGGTAGCGGTACTGGCGAATCTATGGCAAGTTATTTTGCAGATCGTTGGGTTACTGAAAGTGCTAACCAACAAGATGGTTCAGGTACTTTTGGACGTAAAGCACAGCGTAAAGTTGTTATACAAGCGTTACAAGCACTAGTTAATAGTAATCAAGACATTAGAGATGATGAATCAAGATTGTTTAACTTAATGGCTTGTCCAGGATATTCAGAACTAATTGGCGAAATGAAATCATTAAACTATGACAGAGGCTTAACAGCATTTGTACTTTGTGATAGTCCATTCCGTTTAACCAGTGATGCAACATCAATTAACAACTGGGCAACTAACGTAAACCTTGCAGTTGAAGATAATGATAATGGGCTTGTTACATCTGATCCATATTTGGCTGTATACTATCCAAGTGGATTTACAAGTGATAACTTTGGTAACAATGTTGTTGTTCCATCGTCACACATGATGATGAGAACTATTGCACTTAGTGATCAAGTATCGTTTCCATGGTTTGCACCAGCAGGTACAAGACGTGGTGGAATAACTAACGCAAGTTCAACAGGGTTTATTACTAGCGAAGGCGAATTTAAATCAATTGCACTTAATGAAGGTCAAAGAGATACACTGTATCAAAATGCAGTTAATCCTATAACATTTATTACAGGTGCAGGTTTAGTAGCTTTTGGACAGAAAACAAGGCAACTAACAGCAAGTTCATTAGATAGAATCAACGTTGCAAGACTTGTAATATACTTACGTAGTCAACTTAACACACTTGCTAAACCATACTTGTTTGAACCAAATGATAAAATTACACGTGACGAAATCAAAGGTGCAGCTGAAAGTCTAATGCTTGAACTTGTTGGTCAAAGAGCACTTTATGACTTCTTAGTTGTATGTGATGAGTCAAATAACACCCCAAGCAGAATTGATAGAAATGAATTACATTTAGATATTGCTATCGAACCTGTTAAAGCAGTTGAGTTTATTTACATTCCGCTAAGACTTAAGAATACTGGTGAAATTGCAGGATTGTAAAAAATGATAAATACTTTTAGATTAGGAGCAAATTAAATGGCAATATCAACACTATCAAAAATAACAGTACCTTTGGCTAGCGGAGACTCTGCTAGTAACCAAGGTTTGTTGATGCCAAAGCTACAATACCGCTTTAGAGTGAGCTTGGAGAACTTTGGAGTATCAACACCAACAACAGAACTAACGAAACAAGTAATTGACGTAGCTCGTCCAAATGTGTCATTTGAAAAAATGACCATTGACATTTACAACTCAAGAGTTTATCTAGCTGGTAAACATACATGGGATCCAATTACACTTAACTTACGTGAAGACGTAAACAATAACGTACAAAAACTAGTAGGCGAACAGTTACAGAAACAGTTTGATTTCTACGAGCAGTCAAGTGCAGCATCTGGACAAGATTATAAATTTACAACACGTATTGAGATCTTAGACGGTGGTAATGGTGCTAATACACCAACTGTACTAGAAACATTTGAATTATATGGATGTTATGTAGAGAGTGCAAACTACAATCAGTTAGCATATTCTAATTCAACAGATCCAGTTAGCATTGCATTAAATATACAATACGATAATGCTATACAATCTCCGCAAGGTACAGGTATTGGTACTGCTATTGGCAGAACTGCAAATACACTTGTTACCGGCGGCGGCGCTTAATAACAAAAACAAGAGTTCCTAATCTT